CGGCCTACGCGGGTGGATCGAAGCCAACTTAGCCGCTATTCATGCAATTGAATTCAGCGTCCGGCATCCTCTTGGATTTGCTGGAACGGCAGACGCCCTGCTGGAGGTAAAAGACCGGAAAGGTCTCTATGTCGTGGACTGGAAAACCAGCGTCCGCGAAAGAAACGAGGATATGTTACAAAACTACATAGACCAATGCGGCGCATACTCGCTGGGACTGCGCGAAATGACCGGCATTCAAGCGGCTGGAGCGTTAATCGTGGTGGCACGCCGCACCGGAGCACCACAAGTCCGCGAGCTATCCGCACTAGAACTAATCGGCGCTGAAACCAGGTTCAAGGACAGGGTGGAACGTTATTTCTCGGGCCTTGCGGCCCTCGAAAAATGACCGGCTAGGTCTCGGTGTAACACGAGGTCAGAAACTCGCCTTTGCCTAGGTCGCCACATACAAGCGGCCATGGCCTAATCTGCCATTCAAGCAGCTGGAACGTGTCACCACATGCCGCCAGCGCACAGCGCTTCGCGTGGTGCACTGACGTGGACAGCACAAAATATTTTGCCGTGGAACGTCCATCGCCCATGGTGAGCAGCACAAGACGTGGGCACGCAAAAAAATGACCGGCTGACATACAAAAATGACCGGCTAGGTTTTGCATACAAGGGTAGCTATAGACACACGCCAGCAGCTGGAACGTGGGTCACGCCAGGGCGGTGCCGTAGTGCCGTAGTGCTGCTTATTGCAACTGCTTCTCAACAGCAATAGGGAGCCAAAACGATAATGATAATCATTCTCATTTAATACCACAAAAGTGATAATGATAATCATTCTCAGTAAAAATGAAAATGAGAACCATTCTCAAAAATTAGTCAAATTATGGGGCCTTTATTTTTGTTTTGGCGCGATGATACAAACTAGGCCCCACGAATCACGAAAATCTTGCGAGTGTTGCGGCTGCTTTAAGCGCGATTTCATAGTTTTCACATTGTGTCGCTTTATTAAGAATCTGGAGGGTTGCCTTGATTGCAAGATCCCGTGGGGCGTTGCCGTCCGCGTCCAAATTGTTGGCTTCATTGATCCACCTATAGGCTGATGTCTTAGAGACGCCCTGCCCTTCTAGGTAGCGCACAATCACCTGACGCGGCTGGTTCGATTCTTGAAAGGCGCGGATCTCTTGTATCGCTTCGATGCGTTGCATGATAAGTGTTTTGGGATTTGGGAAAAAGCAAGCCGAAAGGGTGGTTCGTGCTTGTGGTGGCCAGCGTATCACCAATTGGGAAAAAATGGGAAATTTCCAAGATTTTGGTTTTGGGGGTTGACGGTTTCTTCTATTGTGTGAGACGATTAACGGGAACCCCACCACGGTCAAAACCATGTTTGAACTAACAGTCATCGCAGCCTATGGCCGCGCGTACAACAGCAAAGCCGCCATATGGGCGGATTGGTGCGACGGTAAGGACTTCCAAATCGTCAGTGTTGGCGCGGATCACGGACGCTACATCAACAACGCTGACGCGGACCGTGCTGGTCTTGCTTGTGTGTTGGTGCGTTACGGGAAGGACTACGCGAAGAGCGCGAGCGTCAATCTGATCAAAGGTCGGATGAACTGATCTGCTACAGTATCAACTCACTTAACCAACTTACAAAATTATGATCACCCGATTTCAGGTCAACAAAACAGCCAACCGCAAACTCACCGCAAAAGGTCAACCCGCAATGCTTGCGATGAGATCGTCTGCCGATAGTTGCCCTGCAACTTGCGAGCACAAAATCAACCGGACGTGTTATGCCATGTTTGGTCATGAGGGCATGGCATGGAAGAAACTTAACGATGGCACGTCAAAACGTGGCGGCGATTGGCTGGATTTATGCGATCAGTTGCGAGACCTTAAGCCAGCGCCTGGCACGATGATCAGGGTCAACACTGCCGGAGATCTCCCGCACCATGGCGGCAGGATCGATCATACGGTTGTCGGGTTCCTAGCTGACAGTTTTAAGTTTCATAAGTTGCGGCCCTACGGTTACACCCACCACTTGCACAGCACTAGCAACCTAGAAACCATTAAAGAGCAGAATCAGTCGGGCTGGACAATCAACTTGTCATGCAGTTCTGAAGCGCAAGCTTCGGAGATGACACGGCAGGGCTTCGCTTCAGTTTGCGTTGCTGCTAGTGATGACAGCCGCAAGCACTGGACCGATGAGCACGGCGTTCAATTCGTGGCATGCCCGCAACAGTACCGCGACAGCGTCACCTGCCAGGCTTGCAAGCTATGCGCCAAACCCTTGGAAGCACAGCAGGCAAGCGAGGGCTTCCGGCGCTGTGTCGTTGTGTTCAAGGCGCACGGCGCTAGGAAGAAAGCACTTAGCCAGTGGATCGTTGACAGTGTGACAGCTTGAGAATTGATTGGCGCGTCACCATGTCGACAGCTGCTGATCAGTTGCTACAGTAGAGACCGAACGGAGAGCACCACCTAAGCCCGTTCGGTTCCGCTTCCAATGATCACCACCACCACAGCTGCAATTCTCGCGCTGATCCTTCTACCGCTGATCGTGATCCTATGGGTCACAGAATCACCCCAGCAACGTCAGGCCAGGCAGGCTAAGCGCCTCAGCCGTCACTACGGCCTGAGCCAGCGTCAAATTTCACAGAAACTAGGGATCAGTCAATCCACTGTGTCGCGTCGCTTAGCGCGCGCTTAGTGAGATAGAGCCCCGCCATCACATTTATTAACACTTCCTTCCAAAATCATGACAAAATTTCTATCATCACAATTCGTCACAGTCGCCGCCTTCGCTATCACTGGTCTTACCGCTGCATGCGGTGGGGTCGCCATTGGCTCAGTGCTCGCTGAGGAGCCACTACGCGGTGATGACAGCATGGCGGTGCTCGGTTTGCTCGGCTGCGTTGCCGTGGCCGGTGGGTCGCTCATGTGCGCAGCCGGCGCAGCGATCGACGAAAACTGAGAATCATTCTCAAAAAACCGTCACAAAATGTAACAGTTGACCCGTTCTCAACAAGGGGGGCGGGTTCGCAACAAGGGCGGTTCGGCGTAGGACATAGGGAACCTGCTGGTACGTGGTGAACATCTGTTACTGTAATACTAAGGGGGGAAGGTCGAAAAGTCAACTATCCTGTAGTACAGGCCCCCAAAAAATACGCACCCAATACCTTCTTCTGTAATACATGGCCGTACGTACACCACCCCCGCTATCGCTACGGCACGCACAGGGTGAAGTTTTCAACAGCGACGCACGTTTTCGCGTACTAGTCGCAGGCCGCCGCTTCGGAAAGTCGTACCTAGCCTGCATCGAACTCTTGCGTGGAGCGATTGCCAGCCCCGGCGAAACGTTCTTTTACTGCGCCCCGACTTACCGCATGGCAAAGGACATTGCGTGGAAAGTCATGAAACGTATTGTCCCCGCAGCCTGGATCAAGTCCAAGAACGAAACCGACCTCAAGCTGGAACTTGTCAACGGCTCAACGATCGAACTAAAGGGCACCGAAAACGCAATGGCGTTACGAGGCCGCAGTTTATCCGGCGTGGTCCTCGACGAAGCCGCATTTATGGACGCCGCCGTCTGGTTCGAGGTGATCCGCCCCGCATTAGCGGACAAACAGGGCTGGGCACTATTCATTTCCACACCCGATGGAACGGCCAGCTGGTTCTACGAACTCTGGCAATACTGCATCACGGGCGACGCTAACTGGAAACGGTGGAGCTTCACCACAATTGAAGGCGGCAACGTCCCACCGGAAGAAATCGAAGCTGCACGAGGCCAACTCGATCCACGAACTTTCCGCCAAGAGTTCGAGGCCAGCTTCGAAAACCTATCCGGCCTCGTTGCCGTCTCATTCAGCGACGCGAACATCAGCACCGCCGCAAAGGACATCCCAATCCTCCCACTACTACTGGGCGTCGATTTCAACGTGGACCCCATGACCGGCATCTGCGCCGTCAAGGACAACGACACCCTCTACGTTTTCGACGAAATCCACCTAACAGGCGGCGCCACCACCTGGGACTTCACGGAAGAAGTAATCCGCCGCTTCGGCCTGGAACGCCGCATCATGGCCTGCCCGGACCCAACAGGCGGCGCCCGCAAAACCCAAGGCGTAGGCGCAACAGACCACAACATTTTACGAAAATCAGGCTTCCGCGTCTGCGCCCCACGCAGCCCCTGGAAAGTACGCGACAAAATCACCGCCGTCAACACCGCCCTTCTAGACGCCACTGGAACGCGCCGCTGCTACATCCACCCACGCTGCAAGGAACTAATCAAATCATTCCGCAGCCTGACCTACGCCCCTGGAACGGGCCTACCAAACAAAAATTTAGGCGTAGACCACGCATTTGACGCCTTCGGCTATTTATGCCTACAACAATTCAACCTGGCAAAATCCGGCGTAATGGGCACAACTTCATATAGGTTGTACTGAGCTACACAAACCAATGGTTAATTACGAGGGCCCACAAAAGCGCAGCCGTGGTGATAAACGCGCCCAGGAATATATCGAGGCACGCCAACGCCGCATGTACCGCCACCAACTGGACGGGCACAGCGTGCGCCAAATCGTATATGAACATTCTGCCCGCGAAGGCGTGAGCATCCCGACTGCCTGGCGCGACTGGGACCAAGTAAAGCAGTGGACCGAAGAGGACTGGATCCGCGACCGCGAAGCCATGCTGGGCCGCATCCAAACCATGCGCCTCCGCGTCGTCCACGCCGCCATGAAAAAGGGCCACTACCAAGTCGCCGCCCAAGTTTTGGATTCCCTGGGCCGCGTTTTAGGCGAAAACACACCCGAACAAGTATCGGTCCAAGTGCCATCACTAAGTATCCAAGTAGAACCCAAAGTAGTCACCGCCCAACTACCGCAAAGCGACGTAATCGAGGCCGAAATAACACCACAAAAAGAGGTAGATTCAGCTGAACCCGCCCCATAAATCAATGCCCGGACACTACGGCCAAGGCAAAAAGAAGAAGCCCAAGGGAAAGAAGGGACCCAAGAAGTAGAATATGAACAGCTGTCGCGATTTCCATGGCAAAACGCGGTCTATACGCCAATATCCACGCTAAACGTAAGCGCATCAAGGGTGGCGCGGACGAAAGTATGCGCAAACCAGGCTCAAAAGGCGCCCCAACCGCTGACGCCTTCAAAAAAGCGGCCAAAACAGCTAAAAAACGCAAACCAAAGGGCAAAAAGTAATGGCTGGTGTCGCTACAACCGCTGTCGACCGGTTCACAAACGTCGTCGAGTACACAGGGGCAACAATGTCCGCCGTAGATGACTGGTTCGCGGTCCACGGCCACACCAGCGAATACTCATTTGCAGCTGCCGTCACAAGCGAAGCCAACTTCACCTTAGCTTTAGAGGCAAATTTCAACGGCAACGGCACCTGGTTCACAATCGACACCAGTAAAACCATCAATGAATCCGGCCAATACGTCTACTTCTACAACGGGAAGCCTGCATCCCAGATCCGCATGAGAATTGCTTCCATTTCCTCTGGAACGGTATCTTTAACGCCCCATATTGTCGCTGCTTACCACGGCTAATGGGCACCCGAATCATCAGCGGCTTCTGCACCCACCTTGAAGTGGATTCAGAAAGCCGCACCACCGAAGCCTCCTTCGCATTTATGACACCGCAAGACCCGGAGGACTTCGCCGGTCTGATGGTGCGTCTTGCCAGCGGCATCGAAGTAATGATCGAAGTCGAGGACGAAGATGATTGAATATCGCGGCGAAAAGTTTAGCGGCTACAACAAACCAAAACGCACCCCAGGCCACGCAAACAAAAGCCATGCAGTGCTCGCAAAAGAAGGCGACACGGTAAAGCTGATCCGTTTCGGCCAACAGGGCGTCAAAGGCAGCCCAAAAAAGGACAACGAAAGCGAATCCTCGCGAAAGCGCCGCGAAGCATTTAAGAAACGCCACGCCGCTAATATCAAAAAAGGTAAAATGTCCGCCGCTTACTGGGCAAATCGCGAGAAATGGTGACTAGATGACCTATTCAGTTCCCGGCCAAATCCGCACCCACCTTGTAAGTTCCAACACCCTTGGTGGAGCGGACAGCCCGTTCACCCGCACGCAAGCGGTGCTGGACATGATGAAGGGCTGGGAAATCATGAAGGCCGTCACCCTTGGAACGGAATACCTCCGCGAAAACAGCGAAGCCTTCCTACCAATCGAACCCCGCGAGGACTACACCGCCTATTTAGCCCGCGTAAACCGCGCAGTATTTTCACCCTTTACCCAGCGCCTGGTGCGTGCCGCTGCAGGACTAATCCTGCGCAAACCAATCAGTTTGGTGGGCGATCCATACTGGACGGATATTTTTGCAAAGGACGTTGACGGTTGCGGCTCAGACCTAGACGAATATGCCCGCCGCCTGCTGCTGTGTTCATTAACCTACGGGCATTGTCATACACTAGTAGATTTTCCGGCCCCAACGGGTGCCCGCAGCCTTGCGGAAGAGCGCGAACTTAACCGCCGCCCGTACTGGATCGAAATCGACCCCGACAACATCTACGGCTGGCGCCTGGACCGTGAAGTCAACTACGGCAACCTTATCCAGGTCCGCATTAAAGAAAAGGCAGTAGTGCCTGACGGCGAATTTGGCGAGAAAGTATACGACCAGATCCGCGTAATCGAGCCCGGCCAATACCGCATCTACCGCCAGGTCGAAACAAAAAAGGACATGCAGGGAGGCTTCCCATATCCAAACGCCTTCGACGCAACAGATGCCACCTCGGACTACGAGCTAGTGGAATCAGGCGACTACAGCCTGGGCCAAATCCCCCTAGTAACAACATATGCGGGCAAGACCGACACCCTTACAAGTAAGCCACCCTTACTTGACATCGCATATTTAAACCTGGCCCATTTCCAACGCCAGGCCGATTTAATCCACAGCCTGCACATCGCAAGCCAGCCAATCCTTGTCCTCGAAGGCTGGGACGACCAATCCAAAGAC